GACAGGCTTACGGTTATCGGGACGAAGAATATTTTCACCTGAAAATATTCGACCTCCCTCATATAAAGACGCAGAGAAAGCTATGATTCCTCGGAACAAAGCGCAGAAGAGGCATTTTTTGTCCTTTTGATATTATTGATTAACGAATACGTCTTTTAAAATTCTGAGTCCTTTCCCTTTTAAAATTGTTTTAGGTTTCTGTTCATGCGGATTGATCTCCTTCGGGGTCACAGCTCCTTGTTTTTTAGGGTTTCTATTGACGTTTATAATCAACGCCAGAATCGCCGAAGTATGATTCCAATTGTCTTTGCTTTTTGCTTCAGCCATCGTTATAAGCTCTCGCAAAGTCAATAGATCTGGATTTACCCCAGTGATCCCGGCAAGCTCCCAGATAAATTGAAAATTCTCTTGAGTTCCTGATCCATTGCTTTTTCGAACTCCGGATCGTTCAGATACTTCACCGTGAACTCCGCTCCTTTTTCCTGAAGCGTCTGAAACATGCCCAACGCCGCTCGAAGCGCCGGGCGTTTTAACTCCGGGAAAAATTCTATCAGCTCCTCCAATAAAGCAGCGGTAGCATGTTCAATTGCGTCCCCGGCCATCGCCTGACCAAACTGCTCGTCACTAATCTTTTCCTTGTCAGCGTCCGACTTACAGATTGCATAAATTACATCGCAAAGCAGTATCGGATTGAGGATTAATTTATCCAATAATTTTCCTTCGACAGCGTCAAGCAAATCTACTTCAAGAAGCGATTTTACCCTTTTGACCGTGGCAATATTTACATCAACTGTCCACGTCCTCCCGGCATTGTCTTTGAATGTTTTCATATTTTACCTTTCTATGGAGTGGGTTCTTTCCAGGCTGGCGCCCGTGTTGAGTAAGTAGGCTTGGCTGTAACGCTTACGCTCATGGCTTCTTCGAGTGGCTCTCCCCTTGAGAAACTTGTGATTGCAAAATCTGCGTCAAGCCCTTCGCCGTCCACTCCGTCAAGAATCGCCAACGCAATTGAAGTACCTGCGAAATACGCGTTTTTAATGGCTGTGAACCCGGCATCTGACGAATCCCAGACCATCTCAAATTCTACGGAAGCGTCTTTTAAGGCCGCAACTGTCGCGCGCCATCCGTTGTTTCCGCGGGTGGTTACGTCAGCTTCTGAACTTTCAAGATTCAAAGTCACATCTTTCGCGTTTTTGAGTTCATTTGAAGCCAAACTTCCGGCGTCGCCGTAGTAAAGCTTCCCTTCCAATCCAAGTTTATACATCTTTTAAATCCTCCATTTTTATTTAGCTGATGCCCATAATTTTGGAAGTCTGTTTTCCATCTTTTTCAGAGATGGTCCCATAAAACTTCTTTTGGGATAATCGCGGCCATAGTATTTCCCGCCAAACTCATGGGCCATGCCCGAGCGTCCAACCATTGTGTAAGTCGGACCAATAATCACACTTCCTTTGTCCTTGTTTACTGCATATCTGAGCGACCTTTTTAATTGTCCTTTTCTAGTATGCGGGGGCGTGCCCTCTCTCGAGGGCTTCTTATTCCGTCGAATACTTCTCCTTGCCGTGATCCTGATTGCCGCGCCAGCGTGATTCAAACTCTTAAAGGAAGCTTTCTTTGCCGCGTCCCTTACACGCTGGGAGTAAAACTCCGATCTACTCCTCGTTGAGATCATGGGAACACCTTAAATGTCAGAGTTACCACAGATGTAAACTGCCGGAACTGCCTCAAATGACCGGGATCATAAATGGGCTCATTTTCCTTTTTTATGCAGATCGCGCTGGCAAAGCCAGGTAATCGCTCGGCCTTGAACAAAGCGCAAATATCCTCGACAAGTTTCAACAAATCATCCAGTTCCGAATCGTCAGAAAATTTCTTCTGCACTCCAATGTCGATCTGGATTTCATCTATGTTATGAATGCGCGTTCCCTGTGTGATTTTCCGGGACTTCGGCACCACCGAAACCTTCAGTTGCTTTAACGCCTTAAGATCGTAAATCGGCAGGAGCGTTCGCTCCGCGGTAAACTCTGGAATCAAATCAGCTCCATTTAGAACCGCAACAACCGCATTGGCAATGTCAGTTAATTTACTCATAACTCACCTCACTATGTTCGCTATTATTGATCCTATGGCGGCAAGCAAAGCGAGTATCGCCGCCCCAGCCGCAGAGAGGATAGTCTTCTGCATATCCGCCGCTAGTTTGCATGGCGGATGATGGTGAATATTGGGGTCGGAAATATGCATTTTAAGCATGCCTTTCTGCTCAGCTAATTCCCGCCTGGCTTCATTGACAACCACCCATAAATCACGATGGTCAGGGTTTTCATTTCCGTTAGGCATAGCTACTCCTTTCCTGTATTTTTTGTGTGTATCCGTAAAGTGTTTCTGAATGAATCTGAGTATCTCCATTCAGGTTCATTGGCTGGAGCCATGACTTCATAAACAAAACAATCATCGATGATTTCATCGCCTCTTTCCGGTAGGATAATGGTCCCATCCAGAATCAAATCTGAAGTTGTTATCAGAAAGTCGCGGCTCTCATAACGGACTACTCTTCCGTATTCATCCTGGATTCTAAAAATGGTTTTGCCGATGGTGGCCTGAACTTCGAAAGAGGCTTCGCCACCGCGCCTGTAAATAACTGGCGAGGCCAGATGTTTTTCACGCTGAGATTCCAGCCATGACATTGCGTTTTTCAACATATCGACCATCGGCAAAACCTCATTGTTTACTGAACCAGACGGACACGGACGGTTGTGTCATCTTCAGCGGCGGCGGCAATCGCTTTGCCCAGGGACTGCTTTGAATTGTCAGTCGTGACAATCTGAGTCGCCGCGTTCCAATACACATTTTCGCCCGCTTCTATATCCTTGCCGCCCCCCGCTTCTTTGGGCATATCGAACACCCCGACAAGCGACAACGCTCCAAGCTCTCCCTCCTTAATATCGAGTTTTGCCATACCCAAAAGATCCGGGCCAATTGCCACCACATCTCCTGCTGCTACATCAGAGCTTGGTGTGTGGTTAATTGAATCACCTTTTTGCACATATACTGCCTTCATAATGTCTCCATTCCTTAAAAGTTGTTAATTGATTTTGGGGCAGCGCGAAGCATGCCCCAGTAACTCGCCTGCCAGCGCTTATTGCCCGTCTGATTTGACCATTCCGCGGAAATCCTGCTCACGAACGCCGAGATCAAAATAGACCCTGAACCAGAGGCCCAATGTGTTGAAATCAGTGTCTCCTCTTTCCACTGTCGGGGTGCGTTTCCCCTTTAGAAAACCGATTTCAAAAGTGTCCACTTGATTTGGGTCACCAAAGAGGAACCAGGCTTTTTCACTGTTGCCGGTATACTTCCCATTCGCGAGATAAGGAGAACTCACAACCTGCAGGTTTTCATCGACAAGCGAATTCAATGCCGGACGTATGGATGGCATTGCTCCAGAGCTTGCGTCGCCTCCCGTGATTATCAGCGTTGCGCCCTTGGTCAGCTCAATGGCCGTGTGCTTCAAACCTGTCGGGACCAGCAGGAACCTCGGCTCGATATTTATGGGCTGTCCATCGGAATCCACCTGATCAAGAAACGCCTGAATGGCCTTCCTCAATCCTTCCGCCGCAAGCACGCTTTCCGCTCCCGTTAAAAGGTTGCCATTGGGATTCGAAAAGAGCTTGTTGCCGTCAGTTTGCGCCGGATTTGCAAGAAGGCGCATGAAGAACAGCTGGTCAATCAGCCGCGCCGCGCGATTACCCATGGCAATTGGAACTTTCATAAAAGCTCCGAGATCGTCATTGATGATCATTTTTCTTGTGAGACAGAATTTTTTGCCATAGGTGTCAAGCTGGTTTGTGGCGCGTTGTTCAGAAAAACCTCCGTCCTTGATCTCTCCGTCCGCTCCGATCGGCTTGAGATCGCCAGCATCCGTGAGGCGGAACCTTTCGTTTTCCTTGAAGTCGTTAAGGTCGCCTGTGCTGCAAAGCTTCTCGGCAATAATCGGTTGCGCCGTATAGCTCTGAAGCAACTTTTTGTTCGCGACATTGGACAGAATCCCCGGCAGAGAAACTGTCGAAAAAGCGGCGTGAATGGTCTCGTTGCCAAAACTCGAAGGAGTTGTGATCCCCTCTATATTGAGGCATTCAACAAGAAGCTGCCTTACCGGCATGTCGCTCTGGTCATAGCCCCTGTCCACCGCTTCCTCGCCATATTCCGCAAGAAGCTCATCGCCGGAAATCCCTATGCGAAGGCACATCGCCGCTTCAAGGCTTTTGCGCATCAAAGCGCCCTGTGGCTTGCGTTTTACAGTGAGGTTCACATCTGCGTGAGGACGGTTTTCCCGAAGCGCAATCAGAACTCTCTGCGAGGTTTCTTCCGGGCTCCATCCCGCGCTTATCGCCAGCTTTTCGATTTCACTGTATTCATCGTTGCAGATGGCCTGAATCTTTGCCACCCTGTCCCGTTCTTCGCGGATCGCGACAAGCGCAATATCAACTTCAGAAAAAGCTTTGCTTTCGGTTTTTCGAGGCGAATTGCCGGATGGTTTTTCCGTTTCAGGGTTCTGTTTTTCTTTTTCGTCCTTTTCCTTTTCTTCGAGTTCTGACACATTTTTCTCTTTGTCTTCAGGCGCTTTTTCTGGTTCTTTTTTTGGATCATCCACAGTTTTTTTCTCCTTTTCTGTTTCTTTGTTTTCTTCTTTGTTTTCAGCTTTTATTTCCTCCGGCTCTTCGCCGATCTGGAAGCTGGCAGCAACCTTTAATTTTGTGCTGGAATCCGCGCCAAGCGGAAGCACCGAAATTTCGCGAAGCATTGAACTTTT